GCGGGGGAGGCCTATCCGCGGTTCCTTGCCCCTCCCCCGCTTGCGGGGGAGGGGTGGGAGGGGGTGAAGCTTCACATGTTCCGTGTGCCGCGCCGGGCGACGCGTTGCATCATCGCCGCAAGCTGCGTTTCGGAGCGGCGGAAGCTTGCCGCATCCGTCGCCTGCACGTTGAAGGTCACATTCACCGCCTGCCCACTACTTTGCGATGCCACGCCGAGGCGCCCGTCGCTCCCGCGCGTCAGCGGCATCACCGCTTCCGGTCCCGCTTCGCCGGCAAGCCCCACACCGTTTTGCAGCGGAAACAGCATCGGGCTCGAAATCACCCCACCCTTGGCGAAAGGCTTCACCCTGCCGCCTGCGAACACATTCCCGTCCGCGCTCGTCACAAGGCTGGAGAGAGCGCTCCCCACCCCGGAGCCGATCGCGCCCGTCACGCCGTCCAGCGCCTTGTCCAGCACCATCTTCGACATATCGAGCGCCAGATTGCGCAACACACCCGACAGCGACTTGCCCTTCAACGCCACATCCTCGAAGGAGCGCGAGAGCTTCCGCCCGAACGCCTCGCCGTCCCGCACGGCATTCCGGTACTCCTCGCTCACACCGCGAAGCGCATCCCGCGCCTCCGCGCCAAAACGCTGCGCCGCCGCGGACGCCTCCTCCATGCCCCGCGCCGTCGCTGTGGGGTCGGATCCGGTCCATTCAGTCATCTCTGTGTTTTCCATGCTTGGGGCGAGGGGCGCAGCCCGCTATCCTTCGAACAACAAGCCGCCTTACAGCGGACATCCCGTCACACGAGCAATCGCTGCATGATCGACCGCACCGCCAGAGACAAAGCCGCGTCGCTCGCGCAACGCTTCGCATGCGGCGAGATCACAAATGACGACCTCGTGGACGAATGGCCCACCAAGAGTGAGGATCCCGCTGTCCGCGCGGTGAACGATGCGCTCTGGTTCCTCTACGACGACAACAGGACACACAGGACCGATCTGTCGGAGACAGCGCCGGAAATCCGGGACGAGCTATCCCGCTGCATTCTCTTTCTGCGCTCAGAGCTTCCCTACAAGTGGCCGGAGAAGAAGCTCATCTTCTTCAATCAGGTGCCCCTTGCCTTTCGCATTCTGTCGCTCGGCCTGATGGAACCCCTCAATGCATGGCTCGGCAAACGGCATCACCGTCTCGAAGAAGAGATGGATGCCGCCGGCGATATGAGCGTCTGGCCCTTCATTCGGGCTGATGAATACACCCAGCTACTGCACACCTGTGGCGATCCCCTCCGACCGCCGTCGTGAATTATTCGTTTTACCCATACGTCTCTGCCGTTATCCTCTCGGCAGGGACATCATTGCGCGTCAATGAAGGGGGAGTTCATGCGCCAGCGTCATATTCTTCTACTGTCGATCATGCTTCCGCTCGCCGCCTGCGCGCCGAAACTCGAAGATCTACAGAACGCCTCGATCCCCACCTATTCGGTCGATCAAACCCCGTCCGCCGACACCGCCTATATTCACGGGTCGACTGCGGAGGAGGAACACCTTCTCGGCTCCACTTCCCTTGCGACCTTCGTCGCCGCGGTGGACGGAAAACTGATCGAGCACACCAAAGGCGCCGCTCCGACGGAAGGTACGAAGCTCACGCCGGGAACCCATGCCGTTTTGATCGGTGTCTTCGGCGGAGACGACCGCACCGGAATCCCCGTTCGCCTGGAGGCCGAAGCCGGCAAGAAATATGTCGTCAAGGCCGATGCCCCGAAAAACGGTATCGAGGTTCTTTGGGAAGCCAGCGGCCCGCCAACCTATCTCTACATCGCCGACGAGGAGACGGGAGAAGCCGTTACACCTCTCCTCCCCCGGGACAACACCAAGGCTACCGAACTCCATGCCGATGCGACCGGACCCGACGCAGCCACCATTCGGAGTAATGGGGGCTATGAAGGCATGCTGGAATACAGGGGCGCGGGCGTCATCACCATCGACAACAAATACACTACCAAATCCGCCGGCAATGGCGTTTACGAAGTCACTGCCCGGCTGAGTCCCGGCCTGCACGCGATCGGGATTCGCTTTCGGTCCGAATACTGGATCGGCGAGGTTCCATTATTGCTCGAGGTAAAGCCCGCCGCCTCCTATGCGGTGCGCCACGCCTATGGCGTCAAGCGCATCGGGGATAAGAAGTGGAGTACGTTCACCATCTGGATCGAGAACGAAAAGACAGGCGAGAAAGTCATTCCCGACGTCGATATTCCGCTCAACCGGCGACTTCTCTAGAGGCAAACGCATGCGGTTCGGTTTTCTCTCGGCTCTTGCCCTGTCGCTTCCCCTTCTCGCTGCCTGCACCGGCCCGGCCCCGCCACTGGGCGACTCGGTCCATGTCGTCGACCGGCAGAAAACGGCTGTCGCCACGATCAAGGGATACTCGACCCCCAAGTCCTTTCTCGGTGCGCAAGAATGGACGGTAATCGACGCCATTGATGGAAAATACGCCTTCTATCTCTCGGACATCCGGAACGGCATTCCTCTGGCACCCGGCCCTCACGCCATCGTCGTCGCATACCACTCCGGCGGGAGCCGCTTTCTGGTCGCCTTCCGCCTGGAAGCAAGAGCGAACGAGTCCTATGTCGCCAAATGGCGGGAAGTGGATGGCGGCCTGCTCGGCCTGGAGGGAAGCACCGTCGTCTCCATCGAGAACGCAAAGACCGGCGAGAAGGTAACGCCCGAAAATAGAATTCATGGGATCGAGCCCGGCCAGCAATATGTGGAACCCTCCGGACCGCCGGAAACGCTCGCGACGATTTCGGCAACCCGGCAAACATCGCTGTTTGAAACGAGCGGCGCCGCCTTCCTGCAATCCGTGGACGGCAAAACCGTCGAGAAGAAGCCCGGTTTTCTCGGCATTTCAAGCGAATATGACTATACGGCGAGCTTCAAACTTTCTCCCGGTCTTCACGCGCTCGGAATCGGGATCGTCGCTTTTGAAGGCAGCGGGCATTGGGTTCTCCCCGTCATGTTCGATGTCAGGCCCGGCGCGCACTACAAGTTGAGATTCGAAAAGGACAGCCAACGAGCCGACACAACGGGCGAGAAATGGAAAGCCGTCACGGTCTGGATGACCGACGAGACCCGCAATGGCGAGATCGTTCTTCCGAAGACGTCCATTCCCGTCATGCGAGATTATTTCTGATGGCTCCGCGCCGCGCCCGTCGTGAATTATTCGTTTTACCTTCAAGCCCCCGCCGTTATCCTCTGTTGAGGGCTGACTTTATGTCGCGTGATAGGGGGATCTTGTGCGTCTACGTCATATTCTTGCGCTGCCGCTCATGCTGCTCGTTGCGGCATGCGGGCCGAAACTGGAAGAGCTGTCTCCGGCCAATCTGAATGTCTATCCGGTCAAGCAGGTTGCGGCTAAGGAACACGCGACCATTCAGGGAAGCTTCGAAGATACTTCGGTCCTGATATGGAAAAGCTCCCGCGCAACATATGTCGGCGCGATAGACGGACAGATTGAAACCTCAGCCGTCGACGCCAGCATTCCGATTGCACCCGGGCCCCATGCTGTTCTGATCGGCTACTGGGTCGGTGCCAAGCAGATCCCCGTCCCGGTCCGCCTCGATGCGGAAGCTGGCAAGAAATATATCGTCGTCGAAGAGGACGGTCCTACAACGATGGACAACCTCCTCGACTCCCAAAAGGCCAACTATCTGTCAATCGTCGACCAAGCCACAGGAGAGGCGGTCGTCCCGAAAATCTCCGACATGCAATCCGAGGCGTCCTCCTACTATGTGGAGCCGACAGAGGACGACTCCGCGACCATCCGGGGAAGCAAGAAAACAAATGTCGATGTCTACCGTGCCTACGTGGTTACGGTCGACGGCAAATACGTGAAGCCCCTTCCGGGATCGTTCATGTCCGCGCCGCATCCCGACTATGAAGCAGCGCTCCGGCTTGCACCCGGTCTTCACGCCATCGGCGTCGGTTTCGGTGTGAACATGAATCAGTCGGGCGCCTTCGCCTACCTTCTGGACGTCAAACCCTCAGCTCACTATGTGGTTCGCTTCGACCATGGCGTACAGCGTATCGGCGACCAGAAATGGTGGACCTACACGCTCTGGCTCGAGGACGAGAAGACGGGGGCGGTTGTCATTCCAAAGACCGATCTGCCTTTACAGAAATTGCCCTTCTGAGTCCGCTCCTAGCAATCCGGGAACATCGCGACCAACTCCGCGAGTTCTTCCCGTGTCATGCGCCAGAAGGTTTCCGGCGGCAGGCGTAGAGGGCCCATGCCGATCGTCATGGCGTTTTCCCAGGGAAAACGCGAAGAGGGGAAGCTGGTCACGCCGTCCCTACTGCAGCAGCGCACTCATCGCTTCGGCGGATTTTGTAAAGGCCGCGTTCAGGCCTTCAACTGCCATATCCGGCTGCGACATCAGCGCGGGGAGGCCGTCGAAGCGATATTTCGGGTCGGACGCTATTGCGATATCATCTTTCTGGTGGCTTCGTTCGAGGGCGGCATATCGCACCCTCTCCTGCATCAGCACGCTGGCGTTCGCCGCATCGACCATGCGAATTTCCGTCATCAGAAGCGGCTCATAGGGCGCGCCACCGGTCACGCGGTCGAAATATCCATAGTCAAGCACGACCAGATCGAGATACGCGTCAGCGTCCGGCACCACCGGATAGGCCTTCATGAACGTCCCGTCGCTCTCGCGAATGACCGGCACATCGATAACCTTGTAACCCCGACCTACGAGTGCGCGCTTTACCTTCTCCAGCAGCAACGCCCGCGCGTCGAACCGTTTGGCGGCGAGAATGTTCCCGAGTTCTCTCTCGCAGTCGATTTCCACCTCCGCATCGGTCATCGCATCGCTGAGCCGGGTACTCCGGACAAGCGTTTCGTCAGGATGGCTGAGAGGAACTGTAAAATAGCCAAGATGAATTGTCGGCCCGGGCGGCACGGCGGGCGTCAAAACGCCGATCGTCGTCACCCTGCCCGCCCCTGCCTTGTCATAGGGCATGACCGGTTTGTCGGCGCAATCTGCAAGCAGTGTCAGCGCAGCCGTCAATGCCACGGCGCAAATAAAAATACGCATACGGATTATTCTCCCGGGCCGTTGATCTCTTGGTCTTCGATCACACCAGGAAATATCCCTATAAACTCTAGACACACAGAAATGGAGCGCAACATGTATTCACTCCATTATCCATCTGATTATCCAAATAATTGATCCAATATGGGACAGCTACTTACTATCCGGGAATCTGCTCATCATCTCCTCAAGTTCCCGCCGTCCCATATTGATCCGTTTCGGAACTAATAAGGCATTTGCCGCGGCACTCAGCTCCGGCAGGGTCATGCGCCAGAAGGTTTCGGGCGGCAGGCACAGAAGCCCCATGCCAATCGTCATGGCGTTTGCCCAGGGAAAACGCGAAGAGGGGAAGCGCGTCACGCCGCCGCCCCGCCGAAGGTCGCGCTCAGCAGATCGGCCACGATGGCGATGAAGCCCGTGGCGCCGCCTTCAGCCTGCATGGCGGAGACTTCCTCGTCGCGGATGTCGTAGCCCGCGCCGCGCAGGCCCGCGCCGATCACGCGCATTGCATCGCGCGCGCCGATCTGGCCGGTTTCGAAGCGCGTCGCCAGCGCCAGCATGTCCTCGCCGCCAAAGGCCGCTTCCAGTTCGGCCAGCGCGCCCAGCGTGAGCACCAGCGTGTAGCGCTCGCCCGACAGCGTGGCCTCGATCTCGCCTCGGTGCCTGTTCGCCATGGTCACGCCCCCGCGAAGCTCAGCTCGCCCGCGCTTTCCAGCGTCAGGTCGAAGCTGACTTCACCGTCGTGATCGCCCGCATATTCGAGCGCGGAAATCTGGAACGGGCCGCTCACCATGCCGAAATCCGGCACCACCACCTGCCAGTCGCGGATCGCGCCCTCGAAGAAGACCGCGCGCACCGCTTCGTCCGACGCCTGGTCGCGAAAGATCCCCTTGCCGCTCACGCCCGCCGAGCGCACGCCCGCCCCTTCCAGCAGTTCGCGCCAGCGCCCGGCGGATTCCGAATGCGTCACGTCGACGGTGCGCGCATTGAAGGAGATGGCGCGGGCCCTGAGCCCCGCCACCGTCACGAATGTGCCTGTGCCGCTCGCATCGAGTTTGAGCAGCAGGTCTTTTCCCTTCTGGGCCGTCATGGGGTTCTCCATACACAAATAGGCTGCCATCCCGGCCTTGTGCCGGGATCCAGGGGCAACAGGCTCCGTGCAAGCGGCCCTGGGCCCCGGGACAAGCCCGGGGTGACACGTTTTCGATTAGGGTTTCTCCACCAGCGCGCGGAACCTCAGCTCCTGCCGCCAGGTGATGCCGTCGCGCTGCCGGGCGATATGGCCGTCCCGAAAGCGCAGGCTCACAAGCGCGTGGTCCGTCAGCGTCAGGTCCGCCTCATGCAGAGCCGCCTTCACCGCGCCGGCGATTTCCTTTGCTTCCCGGCGGCCATGCGCGCGCGAATAGACGATGAGCGTCAGCGTGACCTCCGTGCCGAGGCTGTCGCCGCTGCTCCAGTCGCGGCTGCGGGCCTCTCCCGATGCGAGATAGGGAAACGGGGCCTGCGCCGGCACGTCGTCATAGATGCGCCCGTCCAGCAGCGCGTCGAGCGACGCGTCGGCCGTGAGTCGCGAATGGATCGCCTGCTGCAGCGCCAGTTCCGCGTCCATGTTCATATGCCCGCCTCGCTGCCGGTCGTTTCGATGCAATCCAGCGCGAGCCAGCGCCGTTCGCCATCGGGGTCGATCACGCTTTGAATGTCGAGCAGTCGGTCCCGCCAGCGAATACGCATCGCGCTCGTCACATCCTCGCGATAGCGCATCACCACGCGACAGGGCGCGCGCGTTTCGGTGCGCCCGTCATGGGCGTGCTCGCGCCCCTTGAAGGAAATCACTTCCGCATGGGCCGTCGCGACGTCGGACCAGCTCACACCGGCGCCGCCGAAGCCGTCCGGCGCGCGCTCCATCCGCTCGATCGTCACGCGCTCGCGCAGCTTGCCGATCCGGTTCGATTTTCCTGCCGTCACAGGCGCGGCCTTCTGTAGGGCGCGACCAGGTGCTGCACGCCAAGCGGCAGCAGCACCGCCGCCCCGCCTTCCATGCCGCCCGCCATACGGTTTTCGTACCAATGCGCCGTCAGCATGAGGATGGCCTGTTTCAGCGGCTGCGGCGCGGCGGC